TATGGTAATATCGCCTATGAAGTATTTTACACCCGAAGAGCTTAAACCCTCAGAAAAAACCCTTAACATGATCAGGCAGATTGCCCATTGTTATAAATCCATACAGGTAAATGGCCAACGTTATACCATTTGCCTTAACTAAACAGATGATGAAAAAGCCACTGATTGCCCCCTCTTTGCTCTCGGCCGACTTCCTAAACCTCAATGCCGAGGTGGAAATGATTAACGAAAGTGAAGCCGATTGGTTGCACATGGACGTGATGGACGGTGTCTTCGTACCCAACATATCCTTCGGGTTCCCCGTTTTAGAAGCCGTTGGCAAGGCTTGCAAAAAACCCATGGACGTGCATTTCATGATTGTTCATCCCGAAAACTACATCGAACAGACGGCCAAGGCAGGCGCAATGCTCATGTGTGTGCACCAAGAGGCCTGCGTACACCTACACCGAACTGTTGCTAAAATACACGAAACGGGCATGAAAGCAGGTGTGGCACTTAACCCATCGACACCCGTCAGCGTACTAGAAGACATCATCAACGATGTCGACCTAGTGCTGCTAATGAGCGTTAACCCGGGTTTTGGCGGACAAAAGTTCATCGAAAACACCCTTAACAAGGTTAAACGCCTACGCCAACTTATCGACAGCACGGGTAGCAAAGCCCTTATCGAGGTAGATGGAGGCGTGCAAGCGCAAACGGCCCCTTTGCTCATTGAGGCTGGTGCAGATGTGCTTGTGGCTGGCAACTACGTGTTTAAGTCGGCCAACCCCAAAGAAACCATTCACCAATTAAAAAGCTTATAAGGCAGGTTCTAAGAATTGCCTTCACTGTGCTTTTAGCTTTTAGCTGAACAGTTTTTGCTTACTTCTAGGGCAAATGCAAGAAAAAGGTTGAATTATGTAGATTGATGGTAAGTGATTGAGAATGTGTGAGAAACACGGTTTGCTACTGTGGATTGCTTAGAGGGTAAAAGTGCAGAAAATGTGGATTTGTGCAGAAGATACGTTACCAAATCGTTAGTCAAATGTGAAAGGACGATGACAGGTAACAGGAAGCAGTTAGCACAATAGTAAGGATTTCTGCTGATATGGTGTTTATGCGCTGAACCACAATGTTTTGCATAGCTGAAAACGCTTCAAAAACGGGTAACTTTGCCCACAAAAACAGAAGCGTATGCAAAAAGGAAAAATGAAGGTGCTGCTCTACCTCAAAAAGAGCGGTTTGGCCAAGTCGGGGCAAGCTCCGATAATGGGACGGATAACCTACAATCGCACAATGGCTCAGTTCAGCAATAAGCTGTCGTGCAATCCCAAGTTGTGGAATGTGCGTGAGAGTAGGCTGAACGGAAAGAGCCGTGAAGCAGTGGCAACTAATGCGAAGTTGGAACAGTTGCTCCTCTCGGTACAGCGAGCATACCAAACGCTTTGCGAGCGAGGTATAGAGTTCGCGGCAAAAGACATCAAGGAGCAATTTCAAGGCTCAATGCAGAACCGTACTACGTTCTTACAACGCTACGACCAAATGGTGGAAGACGAGAAGCAATTGGTTGGAGTGGAGATTACGGAACGCTGGCACTCGATGTATTACATGCTCCGAAAGCACCTGCAAATCTTTATTCTGGAACGATACCACACCAATGACATTACCTTTGGGCAACTAACCGAGGATTTCTTGGAGGGCTTGCATCAATACAGTGTGGGAAGGTACGGTCATTCACAGAGTTATTACCGCAAGATGGCTTTGGCGGTTAAGAAAATATGCCGTTTGGCTTTTCGCGAGGGCATCATAGACCGTCCTCTCTTTGACCTTGTCAAGATTGACAGAGGAGAGAGTAAACTGCCCAGAGCGTTGGACAGGGCTTCTTTGGACAGGATAAGGCAAGCCCGATTAGAAGAGGATGAAACAGAACTGACACTTGCCCGTAATCTTTTCCTGTTCACCTGTTACACAGGCACAGCCTTTTGCGACATGATGAATCTGCGCAAGGAACATCTTGTACAAGATGATGCAGGGGCTATGTGGCTTAAATTCAGAAGACAAAAGACCAATACCCTTTGTCGGGTAAAACTTCTGCCCCAAGCCGTTACTCTGCTTGATACATACCATTCGGATGAACGGGACACGCTTTTACCGACTATCAGTTACGAGACCTATCGTTTCCTCCTGAAAGCTCTGCAACTAAGAGCAGGGATTGCCATTCCCTTGACCGCGCATGTAGGACGGCATACCTTTGCTACATTGATAACCTTAGAGAATGGAGTGCCGATTGAAACGGTGAGTAAAATGCTTGGTCATAGCAAAATTGAGACCACCGAGCGTTATGCCCATGTAACACCGAAAAAAGTATTTGAGGAATTTAATCGCTTTCTCTCTTTCACAGAAGATTTAATCCTTAGCCTTTGAGATTATGCGCAGTACATTCAACATTTTATTCTACATCAATCGCAGTAAACTGAAAGCAGATGGTACAACAGCAATCCTTTGCCGCATTACGATAGACGGCTCAAAAGTCGTGATGTCCACAGGAGAAAACACATCGCCCGGCGATTGGAGTGTAAAGCGACAAGAAACCAACAACAAGCAGCAGAACCAACGCTTGCATTCGTTTCGTGAGAAGATTGAGCAGGGGTATAATACGTTGCTCCTACAATTCGGCGCAGTGAGTGCCGAGTTGCTTAAAAACCATCTACAAGGTGTCGGGGTAAATCCTACCACATTGCTTGCTCTTAGTCGAGAGGAACTGTCAATCGTTCAATCCACAAGAGCTTCAGGTACTTACCAAAGTTGCCGTAGCTATCACAGGCAGTTGGAAAGCTTTGTGGAAAGTAAAGGCGTAGAGGATATTCCTCTATCAACTCTCACAATGGAGTTTTTCAATGATTATCGCATCCATTTCAAGCGAAAAGGCTATGCCTTATCCTCAACGAAACAAAACCTTTTTTGGCTAAGTCGATTAATGTATAGGGCTGTGAGCCAGCAAACCATTCGTTATAATCCTTTTGCGGATGCCAAGTATGAGCGAGTGGAGCGAAAGATTCGCTGTTTGAGTAAGACGGATATAGCCCGTCTGTTGGCTATGCCCTTGCAAAATGAACAGGCGGAATTTGTGCGGAGGATATTTCTTTTCTCCGTATTCACAGGTCTGGCTTTTGCTGATGTTAGCAAGTTGCGGTACTGTGATATTCAGACGAACAATGCCGGAATACGCTATATCCGTCAGTACAGAAAAAAGACAGGTGTAGAGAGCATCACGCCCCTGCACCCGATTGCCGAGCAGATACTCTCGCTTTACCCACTGAAAGACAAGAAAGAGGATACCCCCATCTTTGCAACCTCGATGAGTAGAATACAGATAGGTATGCACCTCAAGGCTATTGGTCTGGCTTGTAGTATTCGACAGTCCCTTTCCTTTCATGTAGCCCGCCATTCTTTCGGTGCGCTGACATTGGAGGCAGGCATACCGATTGAGAGTATTGCCAAGATGATGGGGCATGCCTCCATTGCGAGTACACAAATCTACGCTCAAATCACCGATAGTAAGATTTCAAGGGATATGGACAGGCTGATACAACAAAAGAGAGGATAAGGCTAAACAAAAAGGACTTGCTCCGTTTTGTGGAGTAAGTTCTTACTATAACTAATATTGTGTGATGTCACCATTGAAGGCGTGTACTTTTTCCCACAATGGTCCTTTTGCTCCCATTGTGAATGCGATATTGCTACTTCGGATAGCCAATAATTTAGAATGAACTTGTAAACTTAATTCTCTCATCAGATCAGGGGGGAGGCTGATAACTCCTTCTTTTCCTATTGGTAACCAAGTATAACCTCTCCCTTTATAGGTTATCAGTTTGCCCATTGGTAGTGTCTGTTCCCTTAGTTGGGGGCAATCTGTCAATATATGACACAGTTTTGAAGAAGAAAGAAGTGGATAGGTCGTTATACAGAAGCCTCCCGTCGCTTTGCTTCCTGTAATCAGAATGATGTTTTCAACATCAGCAAGAGCATATTCATGGATAGCTTGCTTCGGTATCTGAATTGTCAAATCTTCCCGAATATGAGAGATACCGAAGATAAACTTTCCTCCTTTAGATATTTGTGGCATAGCTTTTCTATTTTGGTATAAAATACTGGTATTACACGCATTTTAATTTCCTCCTTAAATCTCTGACATACTTGGCTTGCTGATATTTCAAATAAATCTTCACAAACGGAATCATAAACCATTTCTTAGGCTCAATGTGTTCTGTAAAGTCAATCGTAGCATTCTCTTCATTGCCACAGAAAACACCGACCCAATGTCCTTTCATATTGTCATTCTCCATGTCAAACTCCCAAAGACAAAAATGTTCTTATCCTGTTACCGTGAAAGTTGTCTTATATCCACTCTTCGTTATTTCTACAAATTGCGTGTCTGATATGACCTCTATCTTTTCAACATCACTTCTCCACGAATAGTCTGTTAGCGATGTTACAACTTGCCAAACGCTCTGTAAATTGCACGGGAACGTGGCTTTTATGTTTGATATTACGATCATAAAGTTTAGTGTTTCAGGAAAATACAACTATCTCACGAACCCATTTTTGTAGAAATCATACCACAGGTTAATCTGTTCGGGACTGTTGGCTTTCA